GTGAATAGTGAATAAGACCTTTACCTAATAGTTGCAACTCGCCTTTAGATAGCGCTTCTGCAATATTATTCTTCTTAAACTTGCTCATTTCATGTTGAGCGTACTCGTTATAGGATTTAAATCTTTTTTCTAAATCTTTTAAATAGTCTATTTGGAATCCTTTTTGCCAAGGTTTACTTTCTGTGGCTGGGACTCCTTCATTGCTTTTTGGTATCGTTTCCATTTTTTCATCTCCTTCTCTGCTTTTCGATATGCTAAGTCTAGTTTTAGTTTGCTAACTTTCTGAACCATCAACTCACCTTTCTGGTGGTCGTATTCATGTTGGCATACTCTACTCATCATACCATCTAAATGTGCTTCTTTTAAATCTTTATTCTCATCTTCGTATTTCATAACACATTTTCTAGGTCTAGTCATACTAACAAATAAGAAAGGAAAAGTCAAGCAGCCTTCTTTCATTAGTACATCTTCACTACTGGTCTGTATAATTACTGGATTAAAAGCTGCTATCTTCAATCCTTTTTCTATTGAGTCGTGGTCTCCTGCAACAAACATATTGAAAGGTAACCCAATCTGTATCGCACTTAAACCAATACCACCATATTTGTGCATAAGAGCAAACATACCATCTACAAGTTCTTGTCTATCTTTTAGACCATACTCTTCTAGCATTTCATCTTTGAAAACTGCTACAGGTTGTCTAACTCTTGGATCCGATGGTGGTAGTAATTCATATTGAAATGATTTAGGGTCTATACCTTTTCTAATTTCAACATCTTTATTCTTATCTGTCATGTCTTCTACAAGTGAATTCTCATCTTTTTGTTCATTCAACTTTTTCATAACATCAGCATTATCAATCCATTGACCGTCTTCAGCTGCTTGTTCAACTTCACCTTTTTTTATTTTCTCTTCTGCCTGTCTCATCATGTCCTCTTTAAATTTCTCTTCTTCATAAACAGACATTCTTTTCTCGTCACCTGTATAGATAGCAGTAAGTGGTTTATCTTTTAAATTTTTAGGCATTTTCTAACCTCGTAAAGTTTTGATACTTCTCAAATTTTAATATATTAGTAAACTTGTCAAACATAATATCTCCTTTGTGTGATATGATAAAGACATTTTCTTTTGAAAGTTGAGCAATAATCTTAAAGAAGTCGTCTGTTCCTTGACCATCTAAACTACTATCAAATATCTCATCAAGTATTAATAAATTAGTATTGACGGAGTTCTTCATCTTCGCAATACTTCTCCAAGTGAATAGTAATGATAAATCTATTCTCATCTTCTCACCTTCACTAAAATTGTTATAGTTAAAAGAATCCATATGTCTACTCTTAACCGTTTCTTTAAACTCTTCGTCTAAATGAAAAGATATAAAGAAGTCCATTGATTGTAGATACTGATTGATAAGTGTATTCATTACTGGAATATACTTCTTAATAATTTGTGCTCTTGCACCACTATCGTCTACAATCTGTCTTAATACATCAATGTATTTTTTCTCTTCAATAACTTCGTCTCGTTCTCCCATTGTCTTAACTAGGTCTTGTTTCAACTTCAATATCTCTTCTTTGATATTTAGGCCTGAAGCATCCTCTACTTGTAGGAGTTCAATCTCATCTTGTATTCTATCACTATGTCTTTTAATCTCATCAACACTATGATTAAGTTTTGAAACATTTGTTTCTATAGTTCTAATAGTTTCTGATACCTTATCAATGGTTAGTATCTTCTCTTCTGTATTAGTGATTTCAGTCAATAGTTCTTTATAACCATTATTCAATTTATCTACAGCAGCCTTCTCTTCATTGATTTTCTCTTGTTTGAAACTAGGTTCAAGTTCTTGTGTACAAGTTGGACAATTAGTATTCTCTTCAAAGAATTTTAATGTTCTTTTATGTGTCTTTAAATTAGTATCAATCTTGGATTCTAACTTCTGCAATTGAAGAAACTTACTTTTAGTCTTATCTTTGTTTTGTAATTTTAATTTGTTTGTTTCAATTTCGTTATTGAGACTATTGATACGGACCATATAATCTCTTTTACCTTGTTGTGCTTTCTCTATGTCTTCTTTTTTTCTAGTGATAGCGTCTGTATCTCTACCTTGTAATTCTTCGTAATGTTTCTCTTGTAGATTAACTTTGTTATCAATCAAGTCTACCTGGTGTCTCATTGTGGTAATGTCTTTTGTTAAGTCTTGTTGTTTACTTCTTAACAATAAGTTCATACTTGCAAATACTTTAATGTCTAGTATCTCTTCAATTACATCTCTACGATAACTTGCTCTCATCTTCATAAATGGTTCATAAGAAGAAGAACCTAAAATTACAACTTGACAAAATGACCTATAATTAAGTTTCATTATGTTTTGTTCAAGGTACTTTTGATAATCTATAGAAGAAGCATCCTGATTTAATAAAATGCCGTCTTGGAATATTTCAAATATGTTAGGTTTAATACCTCTTCGTATCTTGTATTTCTTTGGACCAATACTAAAGTAAACTTCAACAACGGTATCAGCATTGTTGATTGTATTAACCATCTGGTCTTTCTTAATAATTCTAAAAGGTTTGTTAAACAATGCAAAGCATAAAGCGTCAAGTAAAGTTGATTTACCTGAACCATTAGTACCTATGATTAATGTCGTAGGTGATTCGTTTAAATTTACGCTGATTGGTGTATTGCCTGTAGAAAGAAAGTTCTTCCAGGTTATGTTATGAAATATTATCACTTATCTTGCACCTCACTATATAAGTCTTTCACTATACTATTCATCTTATTTTTATCTAATTTAGTATCTAAACTATTAATATAATTTTGCAAGAAAGATAATGTATCTTCTCCTTGGTCTACGATATTAACATCAGCAGTTGAATTGATATTATAACTATCTTCAATTACATTTACTTCATTTGTGTGTATCTCATTATGTAGTCTATCAATAAAGTCACCAAACTGGTTGACATCTGTTTTTTCTTCTACAATAACTTTAATAAAACAATTTTCATATTCACTTATATCCATAGTACTATATGAATTAACTTTATCATTATATAATATCTTCTTAAACATACTGATAGGATTAGGAATTCTTGTTAGTTCTCTTGTATTTGTATCAAAGACATGAAAACCTTTAGGACATTGATAATCAGACCAAGTAATTTCGTATTGTGTGCCTAGATAAAAGATAGTACCATTATCTGATTTTCTATGATAGTGACCAGAATATACTTTCTCAAATCTTTTAAACAAGTCCATTTCTAAACCGTGGTCTTGGAAGTGTCCTTTGTGCATTTCAAAACCTTTAACTTCTAGGTGACCCATACATATTTGTGCTTGACTTTCTGTTATTGCCTTTAGACTTTCTTCTTCATTCTCTGGACATATCCAAGGTACGAATAGAATAGGCAAACCATCAAACTCAACCGTCTTTGGTTTCTCATATATAAATGGTTCATTTACACCATCAAAAGTTGTAATCAGTTGTTGCATACTATTAATAGAGTTTGTGTTCTTATAGTATGTGTCATGGTTACCTAGTATGATATGTGTATCAATCTTCATCTCCCATAGTCTCTTCCAAAACTTATTTTGAAAGTTATGAGCAGTATTAAAGTTAATAAACTTTCTTCTGTCTACTACATCGCCTAAATGTATTAAGGTTGTGATGTTATTCTCTTCCAAATATGGAAAAAATATCTCATCATAAAACCTGTTAAAATATTTAATAAATGCAGGACTATCACTTCTCGCACCAAAGTGAGTGTCATTCAACAATGCTATCTTCATAATATACCTTTAAAAGTTCTCTAAATTTATCTTTGCTTTTCTTGTTCTCTTTAGTTTTGCACCTTTAGGTTTTACTTCTATAGGTTCACTTGTAGGTTCTTGGTTTGGTAAGTTCTTTTGTAAGAATTCTGTAAATTGATTTTTAAAGTCTCTATCTTCACCAGGTTGCAATGTCATATCGTCATAGTTTGCATCCATAATAAGTTTATGTTTGATTGTTGTTTGTTTCTTTTCTTTTTGTATTCTTCTTATAAAGGCATAATAGATAATTTGTGTAAAGTATGCAAATGGATTGTTTGACTTCTCTGGATTAAAGTTACCAAGATATTGTAAACAATTCTCAATACCATCTGAAATCATATCGTCTCTAAAAGTATAATTAATAAAGTTAGGTCTATACGATAAATGGTTTGCAATCTTTAAAAAACATTCTCCAATGTAATTAGTAACCGGAGGTTTCTTTCTGCCTCTTGCTTCTGCTTTATTACATTTGTCTTTATACTCTACCATTGCAATTAGAAACTCTTTGTTATTAACATAGTGCTCCTTCTTCGCAGGTGTTCGTATGCGTTTCTTTTTTTCAGGCACTTCGGCCGTTTCAATTTCTTTAACTACTTTTTCTTTTTTAGTTTTCATCATGTTCTCACTATACTATATGTTGTTAAATAAGTCAAGCACCTAACACATTTATTTTTAAATGATACAGGCGCTTGACATATCCTGAATCGTGTGTTATTATCAGCGTGTTGCTGCTGAGAGATAGAGTCTATAGAGTAGCGTCTAGTGAAATGTAGTTTTCTTTTTAATGTCATTAAAGGTCTCAAATATTTCATCATACTCTTCCAGTTCCTCGTCTCGCATAATTTCTCTATCCATAAGTTTTTGAGTTAATGGATTATCTTCTCTTCTCATAACCTTGTCGTGGTTGTTGTAGTCAGTAATAACTTGCGTATAAGATTTAATCATTTGTTCACTTGCATTAGTAATAGTTAGTATCTTATCTTTAGGTATAGTAACCATATGGTCGTTTGTATATGCAGCCCACTTCACAAGTGCTATATAATCTTTGATACCAATGTTAGTAATCTGTGGCACATATTTTATTTCTAATGGTTTGTCTAATGTCAGCAACGGATTTCTTTGTTGATTTGCTACCGTAGGTATATGGCAAACAATGTCTGTGCCATTTATAATCTTTACGATTTTGATTTCTAGTTTCGTTTCTTCTTTGTTCATACTACTCCTTCAGCTCCACATTATGTATTTCGTAATCAAAGTTTTCTTCGTTGTATATATTTATTCTTTCTCTAAAGTGCTGTAATGTATAATTCTCTTTTTCTCCATGTGAAACATCATCTGATATATCGTATAATGTCGCATTTACTTTATTGTCACCAAGTCTTAAACCACGACCAATAGATTGTAAGTTTCTTATCCTAGACTTACTAGGACTAGAAAAAATAATATTATGCAAGTTTCTAATATTAATACCAGTAGAAAAAGTACCATAGGAAGCGACAATGATTGCATTATCACTCTTCTCTGTAATTGCTCTAATGTTTTCTCTGTCATCTGCTGACACTCCTCCGTATACAAAAAATACTTTACGACCATCATCTACTTTCTTTTCAATTTGTTCTTGTAATATCTTACCATGTTTTTCTACAAATTGAAATAACAATAGTGTATTACCTTGAAGACCATTTGTCAAGTTAGTGATATATTTGTTTCTTGCTTTACTAGCACATAAGAAATCCATTTCTTCTTGGTAGTTCTTATCTTTTAGAAAGTCTTTACTATTCTTTCCATGCTTGAGTATTAAGCAGTGTATTTTAAAGGCTGCTAGTTGTTTCTTATCTATCAAGTCAGTTGTACTCGCAACTCTGTTTACAGCCCCGAATAGACCCTCTAGCACGAGCTTATGCGTCTTTGAACCATCTAATGTACCAGTCATACCTATTCGATATTTACAATTAGTCATCTTCGTCATTATACCTGTAAGGGACTGGGATTTGAATAGATGTGCTTCATCACCAATGATACAACCAAATTGTGCAAACCATGTTTTAGGTAGTTTATATATTGATTGCCAAGTAGATATAACTACTTTCTTTGTTGTGTCTTTATCGTGTCCTTGATATATTCTATGAATGTGTTTTGTGTTATATCCATATTCTGCAAAGTCTTTATATAATTGTTCTACTAGTGATGTTGTAGGTACAATGATTAATACTTTATTTGATTTCTTTTCTTTAATTCTTAATAACTGAAATCTTAATATGAGATATGCAATAAGTGATTTACCACTAGCAGTTGGCGATAGTAATAAACATCTATCTTCTTGTATGGCATGATAGAAAGCATTGAATTGATAATCTCTAATAGTAATCTTAGGTATCTTTAATGCTTTACAAAATCTAGCACACTCTAATTTATCTAATGGTTTTGCTTTCTCTTTTATTTTAGATACAATACTAATATTGTTATCTTCACAAAACTTTTTAATATATGGT